GAACCGCATGAGCACGCGCATATCTGAGATGTGCGACGAGCTAACGCGCTCTGGTAATTTGTTCGTGCTGATTTCTACCGATTCGAGTGGCATGAGTTATGTGCGGTGCGTTCCTGCGCTGGATATCGAACGGATTGAAGCGCGGTCGAATGATGTGGAGCAGGCGCTGTGGTTCTACCCGAAAGGCAGCATTGACGACCCAGCACCTTTACCATGGCCGGCGTATGACCGAAGCGCGGACATGAGCGACTTCGAAGAGGTAATGCTGCACTATGCGATCAATCGACCGGTGGGGGCTCAGTGGGGAGAGAGCGACCTGGCGCCGGTGCTGCGCTGGCTGGCACGGTATGCCAACTGGCTCGAAGATCGAGCGCGCCTGAACCGCTTTCGGAATGCTTTCATGTACGTGGTGAAAGCAAGGTTTGCAAGCGAAGCGGAACGGATTGCACGGCAAAGAACTTTGAATATGAACCCTCCGGGACCTGGCTCTATTTTGGTCACCGATGAATCGGAGGTGTGGGAAGTAATCTCGCCAAAACTTGAGGCCAGCGACGCGAACACAGACGGATTAGCCCTCAAAAAAATGATTGCATCTGGCAGCGGGATCCCCCTGCACTTCCTGGCAGAACCGGAAAGCGCGACGCGTACCACGGCGGAAGCCGCGGGCGGTCCGACTTTCCGACACTACGAACAGCGGCAGCAGTTTGTTGGTTGGATCTTGTCGGACCTGCTGCGAGTGGTGATTGAGAGAAGGGCACGAGTGGACCGGAGGGTTAAACCGTCTGCTTCTGTTCTGGTCACCGGCGCGGATATTAGCGCGCGGGATAATGTGGCGCTGGGCCTGGCAGCGACCAATATTATCAGCGTGGTGCGCAGCCTGAGAGACCGGGCCTTGATCGATGACAGCGAATTCATGCGCATTGTCTACAAGTTCGCCGGCGAAGCTGGAGATATCGAAGAGATCCTAAGGCATGGCAAAACAGCCAAAGAGCCGGTACTGCAGGGCGAAGTGGCTGCTGCTGCAGCCAGATCCCAACAGCCAAAGACGGATATTGACGAAGACGGCGAGCTGAAGCCGGGGCTACAGGAGTGGTCAGTAGTTAGTGGTTAGTGGACAGTGAAGAAAGAGCGAAGAACACCCCTACGGGTGCGCCACACTTGCCCTGGCGGGCAGTGCCAGGGAGGGCGAGAGCGAAGAAGAAAGGAGCGACATGGAAGAGGAAAACAGCAAACGGGCGGTATTGTCGGCGGCGGGCACGGTCGACGCGGCCGGGAATTATGAGATTATGGCGATCACGGCGGGCGAGGGCAACGGCTGGCATTTTGGCGAGGCCTGCCTGCAGGAATCGCTGGCGCTGTGGGAGGGTGCGGAATGCTTTGTCGATCACAGTTGGAGCGGGCACAGCCTGCGCGACCTGGCGGGGGTGTGCTATGCGCCGGCGTGGGATGAAGCGGCGCGCGGCGTAGTTTTAAAGCTGCGGGCGGTGGGTCCATCGGCTGCACTGCTGGCGGAGCTGGCCAAAGAGCTGCTCTTGGACATCCCTCCGGGTGGGGCAAGGCCCGGTCCGCGTCCCAGGATTGGATTTTCTGCGGATGTGGTATTTACAGCACAAGCGAAGAAGGTGCAAAAGATCCTGCGCGTGCTGTCTGTTGACCTGGTCTTTAACCCTGCCAGGGGGGGCGCGTTCAAACGAGCGCTTAATTCGGTATTCCCTAACACGGAGGATTTTGAAATGACTGAAGAAGTTGTGAAGAAACCTGAGGTAACAACCACCCAGGCGCAATTGGAAACGGACCGCGAAGCGGTGCGGCTGCTGCTCGATGAGCAGAAGCGTCAGACAGAGCTGGCCCAGGAAGCGGACAAGGCGCGCGCGGTGCGGGCTGAGATGTGCGGCTACCTGGTGGAATCGGCGTTAGCGTCTTCCCGCCTGCCTGCTCCTGCCGCGGATCGGGTGCGCAAGCAGTTTGCTGGCAAGGTGTTCGAGCCTGCTGAGCTGACGACTGCGATTGACGACGCGCGGCAGCTCGTTTCTGAGCTGACGGCCGGCGCGGTGGTGCACGGTCCGGGGGGTCGGATCTCGGCCATGTTCAACACGGATGATCAGATTCAGGCGGCGGTTGAGGATCTGTTCGAGCTGGAGCGCACGAACGGTTTGACCGGTCTGCGCACTGCGAAACTGAGCGGCATCAAAGAGCTGTACATGATGCTGACCGGTGACCGCGAGATGCACGGCGGCTTCGACGCCGAGCGGATCCAACTGGCAACCACCCTGGACTTTACGGGTTTGGTGGCGAACGTCATGAATAAGCTGGTTGTGAACCAGTGGGGTATGCTCGGTCGGGCTGGCTATGACTGGTGGCAGAAGATCGCAACGGTCGAGCACTTCAACACCATCAACCAAATTACCGGAACGCTGGTCGGGACTGTGGGCGCGCTGCCGGTCGTGGCGGAAGGTGCGGTATATACTCCGTTCACCATCGGTGACAGCCCTGAAACGGCGAACTTCGTCAAGTATGGTGGTTATATTCCGCTCACGCTGGAGCTGATTGACCGCGACGACACGCGCAAGCTGAAGGTTTATCCGCGCGAGCTGGCTTCAGCAGGCCTGCGCCGGATCAGCTCTCTCGTGTCTGCGATCTTTACGGCGAACGCCGGCATTGGTCCGGTCATGGCGGATGGCGGCAACCTGTTCAACAACGTCGCGGTGAATCTGGCCGGTGGTCATGCCAATTTGACAGTGGCAGCCCTGACCGGTGCGACCTGGGAAACGGTCTCCACGGCGGTTTACAACCAGCCGCAATTGATCGGCAACCAGGCCGGTGTGCTGGGCACTGGACCGGCTTCGGCGGTCAACCCCAAGTATTTGCTGGTACCGCGCCCGCTGCAGCTCACCGGTAAGCAGATCCTTTACCCAGGCTGGCAGAATGCAGCCAACATCACCAGCGAGAATCAGCAGCAAGGCCAGCCGGGCGATGTGATCACCGTGCCGGAATGGACCGATGTAAGCGACTGGGCGGCGGTGGTGGATCCGAAAATAGCGCCGGCGATCTTTGTCGGTGAGCGCTTCGGTCTCATGCCTGAGATTTACATCGCAGGCAACGAGCTCAGCCCGGCTGTGTTCACCAATGACGAGCATCGCCTGAAGATCCGTCATTTCCTGGCGGTGTGGGTGAATGACTTCCGCGGCTTGGCTAAGGCCAACGTACCCTAATCAATAAGCCTGCACCCCTACGGGTGCACCAAGGGTGCCAGAGTCTGCGGTGGCTCTGGCGATTGCTTCTTCTACTGGCAAGGCCAGCACTTTCCCCTCTGAAAGCTCCTGCCGGTTTCTTCCACGCACCCCTACGGGTGCACCAAGGGTGCCGGCAGGAGCGAGGGAAGGGTAATACTTTTTTTTTATTATGTTTTGGTTTTGGTGACGCGATCGCTTCGCCAGGCGCCGGCAAGCGTCACCAAAAACCCTGCAGGGATGCCCGGGGGGCGTCACCCGGGCGCGCGGAGGGTAACTGATGATCAAACTCAAAGCGATGTTAGCCAGCCGGATATTTTGGGCGGCTGCGGTGGGGCTGCTGATGGTAGTAGCTCGAGCAGCTTCGCCATCCTTTCCTCTGGAGAATGAGGCCCTGTCACAAGTGCTGTACGTGATCGGGGCATATATTTTTGGTGAAGCTGTGGAAGGGGGTGACCCTAGTTCCCAGGGTGAGCCTGTCTCTGGCGGATTGCGCACCGTCCTGAAATCGCGCAAGTTCTGGGCGTCGATCTTGGGCGCCGGTTTTGTAATCTTACACACGTATTTCCCGAACCTGGCCCTCGATGAAACGCAGGTAGAGCAAATGGTTTGGGTGTTTGTCACGTTAATTGCAGGCACTGGCATTGCTGACCGTATGCAGGCCGATGACCGGGCGGTTTCCCTCTCCCAACCTCTCCCGAAGGGAGAGGTGTAAAGATGCTGTCACTTGAGCAGGTTGAGCGGGTATGCCGTGCGCCGGTATGGGCATGGCGTGAGGAAGATGGCTGGGGTTTGGTTGCGGTCCTAAAGACCGGCCAGAAGTTCCGCTATTCGGCGGAAGAGGTGCAACGGGTTTTGGTACAGCCGGCGCCCGCTGCAGCACCAGGTGCTGTCACCAAAATGGCGACGCCTGCAGCTGAGCTGCTGGCCAGCCCTGTCACCACTGCAGGAAAGCCTGCAGCAAAGAAGCGCAAGGTTTAAGCAGTTTCCGCTGGTGGACCTCCACTACCAGTGGATAAAAATCTAATCAGGAGCGGAGCGGCAAATGACCTTACTAGAATATCGGACAAGAATCTTAGATGCGATCGGAGACCCGACAAAGGCGCGCTACAGCGACGCAGTGACTGCGGAGGGGCTTCGCTTGGCTCTTGAGGAATACAGCAAGGCAAATCCTCAAATCAAAGAGACAACTATAACGGTCGTTTTAGCCGGTCGTGACCAGGTTTTGACTGGTGTTCTTGATCTTCTGTACCCGTTATGTGTGCTGTTTCCGGTCACCCTGGAAGCCAGGGTCACAGCCGACTCTGCTCCTGAGATTGAATCGTATTACTTTTACACGCGGGATGGCCTGCCCTGGGTCACCATCAGCCAGCCGGCTGACGTGCCGCAGCCTGGGCAAGATATAAAGATCTTGTACGGCGCACCACACACGATTCAGGACCTGGACGCGGCGCTGGCGGACACTGTGCCGGCCGTGGATATGGGGCTGCTGGTGCTGGGTGCTGCTGGGCATGCAATGACCATCCGTGCCGATTCGATTGTCGAATCGTATGGCAAGCGCACTCCGCAGGAAGATGTTTATAAATCAGCCAACAGACGCCTGACGGATTTTCGGCGGCGGCTGCGGGCGCACAAAGGACCGGAAGGAATGGTTGCCGCCTGGGTGGGGGGATGGAAGCTGGATCAGTGGGACCAGGCATAGAGCAGTGGTTAGTGGTTAGTGGACAGTGGACAGTGGACAGTGGACAGTGGACAGTGAAGAGCGAAGAGCGGGCGGGCGGGCTTTGGAACTTGGCCAGTCCTCCGGAAGTTAGAAATTGTCACCAAAATGGTGAAAGGACAGAGAAATGACGATCTTAGCGAGTGATTTAAAGTTTGCCGATCAGGTTTCACTGCCGGCAGCAAACACGCCGGTGGCTGGGACGGCCGGGGTTTCGAGTGATCAGGGTTTTGTGATTGCAGCTCACCCGAGCAATACGGCTACAGTGTGGGTTTACGGCAACCGGGCGGGCGAGACCAAAGACGATGGCTACCCGATTGACCCTGGGCAGCAGGTGGTTTTGGCTGTGGTCCGGCTGGATATGGTGCAGTTCGAGAGCACGGCGGCAGCTCAAAAAGTATGCTGGCTGAAGCTGTAAGATGACGACCTATTACGTCCGCAAAGATGGCAATGACACGACCGGCAACGGCTCAACGGGTACTCCCTGGCTGACGATACACAAGGGGCTGGCGTCCATAGCAGCGGGGGATACCTTGTTGATTGGTGATGGAACATATGCGGAGAACAGCGGATCGGGTTACCTCAACATCGCCAAAAACGCAGCAAGCCAAATAATTATCGCGGCAGAATTAGGGGCGGCTGGGAATGTGATCATTGTTGGCACAGCCGGAAGTTACAACACGATGGTTAACGGCACATCTGCAAACCTCACGTTCCGTTACATCAAGTTCGGGGCAATTGCAGGGAGTTCATACCCGTTTCGAATTCGATTGCAGGCGACCAATATAGCACTTGAGGATTGTACGTTTATCCCTGCCAATGGCTGTGTTGCCAGCTTTTTTGTGTACACGGACACTGCCACAATTACGAACGTGACCTTTACCCGATGTGACTTTCAAAAGCCGGCTGTTGGAGCTGCTCATGTTTGCGTGGACCTGCATTGTTTAGGAACGGGTGCGATTGCAGGCATGACATTTACAGACTGCACAATTGACAGCATATCTTACGGAGTGCGGCTTGATAATTTTGACAACACGACATTTACAAACTGCACAATCAGATCACTGTCGAGGGGGGTCACATTTGATAACTTGCCGGATGCTACGGCGTTCGTTAACTGCACAATCACAGGTGGGGCCGAGGGCGTTTGGGTCAATGGAGCAACCCATTTGTCGTTTACAGGTGGCAGCATCAGCAACACCGGGGCAACACATTGCGCTTTATTTGGCGTAGATGGTGAGGTGGGTGGACTGGCAACCACAGTAACAATCACGGGAACGAGGATTGTTCACCGGACTGACGTTGCGGGTCATGGGTTGATCTTAGGAGACGGCTGTACTGGTTGCGTTGTGGATGGGGTGTATGTTCCAGCCGGGTATGATCATGGCATTGTGCTAAAAGAGTGCAACACAAACGAGGTCAAAAATTCCATATCGCACGCCGGAGCCGGGACTGCAACATCAGCCGCCCTATACTGCAAGGCAGCAGTCAACGCGAATTGTCACAACAACCGATTATATGCAGCGCAGGGTTTCGCATTCAGGCTATTGGTGGGCGGTACGGGCAACAAGTGTCAGAATGTGACGTTCAAAAACAACACGCTATTCGGGTCTGGTGCTGGCAGATTGTTTCAGTGGGGAACGGCAGCGGATGACGCCGGGGGCGGCGTGTGTGACTACAACATTTATAAGCCGGGCGGATCGGGGAAATTTGGGATTGTTTGGGCTGACAATGATGTGCAAACGCTGGCCGAGTTACGGAATGCCTGGAATGGGTATGACGTTGCTGGAAATGATGCAAACAGCCGCCTTTGGTCTGACGGTGGCATAACCGTATTACTAGCTAAACGATCAGGCAGGGGCAAACTGCGCTTTTAGTCTGCTAATAAACTATTACCGGTCTCGACCTATTGAACACACCTGAGAACAAAAGGAGCCTGAAGCATGAACAACTACGAAGAGCAAAGAGCCTACCGGCTGGCCGTGGATCTGATCAAGAAGCAAATGCAAAAGATCGCGTTTGATCGCAGCATGTTCCACAAGGTGGGGGCGCGCTATCCCCAGGCGGTGCAGGCGGCCGAGGAATACGACAAGCTGCAGGCGGCGCTGAATATGTTTGAAGAGAAGCTGCCCACTCCACGGAAAAAAGCGGCGCCGGCAAGTGTAAAGAAAGCTAATAGCTGGCACCCCTGCGGGCACCCTTCGGGCACCCCTTCGGGTGCACCCGGGGTGTGCACTGAAGCAGTGTAGCTCGTAGCTGATAGGAAGATCAATAGAAGAGGGCGGGCAGCACTGGCACACTTGCCCTGGCGGGCAGTGCCAGGGAGGCCAGTGTGATGCCAGGGAGGCCAGTGTTATGCCACGGCAGCACCGGCCCCGCCGCGTGGGGAGGGTGGGTGGCAAGCGGAGAAAAGAGGTCTTATGGCTGCGATAGTGGGCGTGAATTGTGACCTGGCGTTATGGCATCCGGATGTTGACGCGGGTGAACCGGTGGGGCTTCTGGTAGAAGCGAAAGTCAAGTACGGTCCTCCGGTTACCGTGCATTGGGAAGCCTACAGCGAAGCGGATGGGACTATCAGCGAGGTGCGGCACCTGTTTTTTACGGTGCTGCTGGAAGAGGGCGCCACGAACCCGGATGGCAGCATCCATGTGGAGACGGTGGCCGTGATGTATGCAAAGCTGGTGGCCATCGTGATGAAGCACAGCGGAATCGGATTAGTTACACGAATCGGATCGGTGACCGGTCTGAAGTCTTCGGGCCATGTCATGATTCAGAACATCTACCCAGGCTTGCAGACTGTGCAGGTGAACCTGACAACCCGGCTAACCAACTTTGCACCGGTCGACACGGCGCGTTATGTGGAATCAAAGTGGGTTGATCTCACTACTTATGTTGGCACCATGCATTGGGGCAACTCGTATTGGAGAGGATGAAAAATGCCATACCCGAACAGTAATGACGTTTTTGACGGGATGCCGACCGCATTCCAGCACTACAATAACCTGAGGTCGGATGCCCTGCGATTTGGGCAAGTGCAAGCGAACGCGGCGAATGTGGGGGCAATGATGGGGTTATATGCCACTGGCATTGTGCTCGAGATCCTCGAGCCGAAGCGGATCCGGCTGGTGGCTTCAGCGGCTGCGCCGGCAGCGCTCATGATTGGGGGATATCCGCTGCAGGTGACCGCCAGCGTGGATCTTTCGGCGGGAGCTGCGCCGGTAGGTGTGGCGGCTGAGTATTATATTTTCGCAGTGCGCACAGATGGGCTGACCGGTTTTAGCCTAGATATCAACACCACTCCCACCGAGACCAGCACCAGGCGGATCATAGGGCGGTGCTATTACGACGGCACCAAGATTGTCAAAGAGACCATTCGCAGCATCTGGCAGGCGGGAAACTACGGGGGCGGGGTGGCTGCGCAGGTGGCGGGGGGCCGGCTTACACTGGTGAGCGGGAATGCGGTGGCGGATGCCGGCGCAAGCGCCACGGTTTACTATACGCCTTACACGAGTGGTCGGATTGGACTGTATGTGGTCGGGTTTGGCTGGCGGGTGTACAGTTTTGCAGAAGCATCGCTGCCACTGGCGGGCCTGGCAGCTCGGAATTATGATATTTTCGGCTACAACATCAGCGGGGAAGGATGGGCGCTGACGCTGGAAGCGGTGGCCTGGGCAACGGATGTAAGCGCGGGCAACTGCGATCGTGCGGCAAGATGGGGTTTGGGTCAAGAATGGCGCACCCGAGCGACGTTATCTGGGCACCATTCGGTTAACTGGGGTAGCAACCACTATTGACAGCGAGAGTCAGCGTTTTGTGTGGAATGTCGATAACCGGGTGCCGCGCATGGTCTTCAAGCAGGGTGACGCGGCCAGCTGGAGCTATGTGGGGGCGGGTGCCTGGCGCATGGCGAATGCCAGCGCAGCCAACCGGGTTGAAGTGGTGTTGGGGTTAGATGATGGCTGGGCTGATATTGGGCTCAATTCGCTTGCGAGCGTGAACGCATGCCAGGCAAGCCTGGGCGTGGGCCTGGATGATGCGGTTAACGCGCCGAACATTGCTTCAACCAGTGCGATTGTGCCGCATGCCTACACGGCTGCGGCGAGCAGTATGCGGGTGGGGATGGTGGCGCGGACCTGGGCGCGGCCGGGGATTGGATACCATTTTTACCAGTGGATGGAAATGTCAAACTCGGGCAGCGTGACCTTTTACGGGCAAAACACCAATGGCAACTTTGGCTTCAATGGGGTTGTACTAGGCTAGGACCACACTAGCGGGGCCAGTGCCACACTAGCGTGAAGGAGAAAACAGCATGGAAGAGAAAATAAAAATTGACGTGGGGGGCTTGTTGGAAGAGCTGGAGTGGGCCGGGCTGCCGGTGGTCGGGGTGGATAGTAATGGCAAGATCAGCTGGGGAGCTGAAGCCACTGGCCAACAGAAAGCGACTGCTGCACAGATCACAGCGCAGCACAGAGGGAAGCCAGCCAGGGCAGAGCAATTGAATGCGGCGGGGATCACGCTGCCGGCCATGGTCGACGCGTTATGGGAGAAGGTCTTTCTCGGGAAGGATGATAAAGCGCAACTGCTGCTGCAGAAAATGGCAGAGCTGGAAATCACGGAATGAAAAAAACAGCTAC